GATGAAAACTATTGCGATACAGTATTCATCATTCATGGCAACGACACTATTATTCCACCATGGGGTGAGTTTGCCTACTACGAATTTAAGAATGAATCTAGAGTTTGATGCATTTAGTAGTGGTCAAGTTAATAGCAAACTATGGGCCGCTGAAAAACTAGAATGGTGTGTAAAGGAACACATTACCGACCCCTTGGACATATATGTCTTAGGCGGTTGGTATTCCCTATTACACTTTATCCTCAAAGTTAGAAATAATATTAAAATAAATTCGTGTCGATCTTTTGATCTTGATCCCAGTGCCTGTTCAGTTGCTAATGCAATTAACAACACTTGGGAATTACAAGACTGGGCATTTAGAGCATATCCACAAGATATTAATACAATAGATTACCCAGTGTCCGTTAACTGCGTAATTAATACAGTAACTGAACACGTAAAAGGTACCGCATGGTATGATCGGATACCTAATGGTACTCTGTGTCTATTTCAATCTAACAATCTTCAACACTCAGATCACATAAACATAGTATCAAGTATAGAAGAATTAGAACAAAAATTTCCGCTAGCTGAAACATTTTTTACAGGTAGTAAATGCATGGATTCCTATACTAGATACATGACAATAGGTAAAAAATAATGGCCTTAAAAAATGGCAAGCCAAATCCTTTAAATTTTTTTAATCTAAGGAGAGTAGATTATTCTGCTCCGCATTTTGTTTACACTAAAATAGACAGATATACACCTACATTAGTTAAAGATATCGATCAATGGATTAAACTGAATCTTAACGGTAGATATTACGTAGGTCAGGATTTAACTTTAGATCATACAAATACCATAGTATATGTAACTAAGGTAGGGTTTGAAACGGAAAAAGAACTTAGTTTCTTCAAAATTGCGTGTCCTATTTTAGAATCAAGATAAATTACTATACGTTCTTGTTTAGGAGACTTTATGACTGAAGAAAACAAAGATATTAAAACAGCGGCACCAAGCGGGCCGGCCGCACCCGCACAAGAAGGCCCAGATCTTAACATTAACGATCTTAATGCCTTAAAAGTTATCATCGACATCGCTAGTAGCAGGGGTGCATTTAAACCATCTGAAATGGTNGCGGTNGGCCAAACATATGCAAAGCTGGCCGCATTTTTAGATGTTGTGTCAAAAACTGCAGAAGGAGCAAAACAAAATGGCTGAACTTAAACACATAGGTCGGGTTGTAAAAACCGGCAAAAAAGTATTAGTAGCTTTTAGAACATTACCTGGTGCATCTGATAGATGCTTGGTTGTCCCAACTGAAAGCCTACCAGATAGTTATCACGATGCATTAATTAATCTTGTTGAGAGTAACGCTGGACAAAGTGCTAACGAATTTGCAGAAGTATTAGCACGTACCAATTTTCCAGACGGTACTATTATGCTGGCTGCTTTGCATTCTCAAGGTAGGATGATATCTGTTGGTACTAGCGAAATAGAAATGTGCCCAACTAACAGTCACACTGTAATACTGTCTGAATTAAATTCATTAATTGCAGAGCAAAAAGGCGTTACAGTTGACAGCCTTGCTGTACAACGTCCATTAACTGATCCAAATATTCAGGTACGTGATGTTGCAACTATTCGAGATGTAGATCCGCCAAAATCTCAACCGTTGACTCCACCAACCGATACCGAGCCACTAACTGACGATGCTGTAGCTAAAAAATACCGAAGCGATGCAGATCGTCTTAGTAAAGAGGCAGCACAACTTAGAAGAATGGCTGAAGATTTAGTGCCCACTAAAAAGAAAGTATCGGCAGTGGAGTGAGCAACCAAGGGAAGTCTCTCCCAAAAGATGTTATAGCACACTGGCCTGAAGTATTTGGTGAGGTAAGATTAAATGTTCTACCCTTACGATATTTGGACTCTGTGCTGTTAAATTTTAAAGACGGTAAAGTTTGGGAGATTAAAGTTACTAAAAAGACTAGAGATGCTGGTTGGGATCAGTTCGAAAAGTCTATTTCTGAGTTGGTTAAAACATACGAAGAAAAAATTGATAACGTTGATTTTAAGTTAGATACTGACAGAGTTAAAAAAGATATTACTAAAGATACACAAAAATTTCTTAAGAAAAAGTTAGATTAAATGAAAGTTAACCTCCTATCCTACAGTCAACCCACACAAGAGTTTAAGAATTTGGGCATCGCTGATGCTCAAGAACTTATTGCATATTGTGCAAGAGTAAGTAATCCTAGCAATCAATTTAATACAGAAACTAGTGAAAAACTTATCAAATATCTAATTAAACATCAACATTGGTCACCATTAGAAATGGTCAGCGCCTGTATTGAAATTACTACTACTAGAGATATTGCAAGGCAAATTCTGCGACATCGAAGCTTTGCATTTCAAGAGTTTAGTCAACGCTACGCTGATCCTACTAAAGATTTAAATTTTGTAATTCGAGAGGCTAGGCTACAAGATACAAAAAATAGGCAAAACAGTATTTCCACAAATGACACAGAACTGCAAGCATGGTGGGATGCTAAACAAAAATGGATTATTGAACAGGCTAGTTCAGCATACTCTGAGGCAATTGAAAGAGGTATTGCCAAGGAACAGGCTCGTGCTGTTTTACCAGAAGGTCTTACAGAAAGTCGTTTATATATGAATGGAACTTTACGTAGTTGGGTACACTACATAGAACTTCGATCAGCTAACGGTACTCAACTAGAACATCAAGAAATTGCCAAAGCATGTGCTCAAGTAATTTCAACAGTGTTTCCTATGGCTAACGATCTTGTATCAAACTGATTGCCTAGCCAATCATAATTGTTAATTGAAACCAGTGCAGATATGTTACTTCTGCACGTTTTCCCAAACAACTCTCCTTGCTGTGCGCCATCAAGTATATAGTTAGCAAATACATGATTAGTTGGCTCTAACCACTTTGCTAATCGATCCTGTGTTTCGCTAGTATCTTGTCTATCAATACTTTGACTAGCTAATTTTGCACACTCCCGAAACGCACCTTTCCATGCTTCAAATGGACTAACCGCAAAGTTTGTTACATTGCTAATTTCGTTCATAACTTTAACATTGTGACTTAAACTAGTAGTAACATCAACTCCTGCTGTTTTATCTATTAATAGATGTTTTGGTAATAACTTTATTCCGCCGTAACCGTATTCTAATCCATTGACTGGATTACGACTCTTCCAAATATGAACTGTATCAAAATGATCAGCTGATACTTCGTAGGTAAATTTAAAAGTGTCTTCAATTATTGCATCGGCGTCAACTACCCATAAAAAACTTGTTGCAGAACCNAGTGCGGCACGTTTATGTGCATTGGCTATTCCCTTAATCCCGTTTACTCTATTTGCAGATGGCACTTTGTTTTTTAATTTTTGCCAGTTATTCTCTGCATAAGTTTCATTGTAACTGAGAAAAAATACATCATAACATACTGATGATTTTTTATATCGAGTGCTTACTAAAAATTTAGCAGATTCAAATGCTGCCTTAGTTACTGGTTTTCTTCCAGGGCACAAATAGATCTTATTAGAATTTACATCTTCTAAATAAGAAATCCTATCTAAAAATACAGGATCTATTTTTAAAAATTCAAAGCTAAGAAGTTGGACAGTTGGTATAATCCAAAACATTTTAGTTCTAACAGTGTTTGTGTAATTTACTGCTGTAGAAAAAGCATCTAAATCATAAACTATTTTAGCTAACGGAAATTGATCTTTTGCACGGTTTAATGCATCTTCTGGCCAAGACTTATTATGTAGGAAAATTATATCGTACATTATTCTCTGTCTAGCAGATTAGTTGTAATACGAGTTTGATCTGCATGAACATGTTTAAAAAATCGGCTGGCACTTTCATCTAACACGCTTAATGGTATGTCCAATTGCGGACTTAATTTGTCCCCAAAATGTTTTACATAATCAATAATGTTTTCATCAGTAACTGTACCGTCTACTGTCTCAGCATATAGTTTTCCAAGATAATCAAAATCTCGAACATTGGTATAATCCCAATCAGTACAATTGGTCATGTAGCATCCCTGTCTAGCGCCAAGTATTGCCCACATACCGTTTTTAACATCAGACCCAACATTCATCCAGATCAACAAGCGATGTAGATTTTTCCAATGTACTTCTTTTTTAAAATTTATATGATTAACACGAACGCCACGATCCAATGACATCTTAACACCTTCACGGAATCCTGCTCGCCATGCTTGAAACGGAGTAGCATTATTGTGTACATCGCTGTAACAACTATTCATTTGGATATATTCTGCATCCCAGCAAAAGTCTACTTGTGCATTTGGATCATCAGTGGGAGCATTTTCGTGCGTCTTCATAGACAACACGTATTCTTTTGGCCATAACTTTAGGCCGCCGTTACCGTACATTAATCCATTTATAATGTTATGACCACACCAACTAACTACACAACGACTATAGTCTTTGTATGCAGTAAAGTCAACTTCTTGATTAAAGAAATCTTCACGTACAATATTGTCGCCGTCTACTGTAACGAATCGATCTGTTTCACTTAATGCGGCGCAGGCTTTATGAGCACTATCGCTGCCTTTAACACCGTGTACACGCTTTGCCCAGGGTACTTTGTTTAATAAATCTGCATAATTTTTTTCAGCATTTGGTTCATCATAGCTGAGATAGATAATGTCAAAATCTATAATTTTAAACTTTTGACTCATTTAATGTCCTTAGGCTATAAGTATCAAAGAATTTTTTAGTTACAATAGAAACTTCTGTACTATCAGATTCGATATTAAATTCATGTGGGATAAACACGCGATCTTCTCGAACTAGTCTTTCTAGTGTTATAGGAATTGTTCTAAACACAAAATTTTTATTTTGATATTTACAAATATAAAACTCTAATGTTACATCAAGAATTTTTTGTTTTAGGCCAACTTTAACATCATCACGTATTTTAAATGCCCAGTGTTTTACATCTATGTGATTTTCAATTGAACACGAGCTATCTAATACATTAGACAAATCTACAAGAATTAATGAATTAAAATTGATATCAGTACTAACTTTAGAACTAACTAAAGTTATTTGATCTTTTTCAAAGACAATTTTAAAATCATTAAAATTTTGTTTGCCTTCTAAAAATAGTTTTACATCGTCATATGGCATCTTGATAAACGAATCAAGATCTTTTCTTTCTTCATTTGTTATTGAAAGTATTGCACCATTAAATTTATCAAAATAAATCAAATAGCTGTTGTCAATAACACCTAGATTATGTGCTTGTATGATTGCTTCATCTGACAATACGTCATCTTCATGCAACAATTCTTCTTCCATTTTTTGAGGATTCCTTTAATGAAGATAACACTTGTGGAGTTAAAAAACTATCGTCAATATAATGAAACACGCCTGTTTGTAAAATATTAGACACGTATAACTGTCCGCTATCAGTATAGTACCAATCTAAAACTTTAGTCCAACTTGTTGGTATTGGACTAATATTCTGCAGATTAGATTTCATGTGTGTTATTGATAAGTTGATTTGATCATTGACAATTTGATCGTCTACGCCTAACACCTTGGCCGCAATGGCTGCACTGACATCCATGCTTAGCCAACTCTGTTTGTGCTTAGGAGCAATATCAAAATATGTACGTTCCCAGTTGGCAACAACAAATGCCATAGCGTTATAAAAGTCTANNGCTGTTTTATTTTTCTTAAAGTAATGGAGACCAAAATATACGTTAGGTAATTCGTTCTCATTAAACATTTTACGATTTACATAGTCTTTAAGTACTCGACCTCTAAAATCTTTTATTTTTGAATTGAAGAAAACATCGTAGTTAGACAACTGATCCCACATTGGTGTGAAATTGTCTAAGACTAACATATCACTATCTAAGACTATAGTTTCATCATACGGTGTAATGTGATATAGTTTCCAACGATTTTCAACCTTCCATACACTGTCGGCTGCTTGGTCGTCACCGGGAATGGCTAGTACTTTATCAAACACTGCTTGATACTCTTCAGGCACAGGATCGTTTGTGACGATACTTATAAGGCAAGAATCTTGACTAGTATGTAGACTCAAAGCAAGAGCATAGGCTTGCTTTACATAATCTATGCCTTCGCTATTTTGAGCTAATACTAGGAATCCTTTCATGCCGCGCTTAATGCTGTATTAGTATCGTCGGATTTCTTGCCCCAGGTAACTCTATTCCAAACACGTTCGTGTCCATAGAATAATGCAATGTTTACAACGGTAGCAATACCTAAGAACGCGGCAGCACTACCCCAGCTTCCTGTCATAATAAATGGAATTAAGAAATTGCTAGATGTAATTAGTACACGCCATGTAACAATCTTGCTGATAGTTCGTGGTTGGCCTTCATGGAATAATAGGCCGTCCGAAGGTTTACGATTCCACTGTGCAAAATTCCAACCACGTTCGTGTGCCCAGTATAACACTGAATTAATTACTGCTGCCAGTCCGGCAATTTGCAAACCGGTAACCCAACTACCCGATACAATAAATCCATTTACGACATGACTGACTGTTAGTAGAACACGCCATGAAATTACCTTGGCTATTGTTCTTGGATGATTTTCAATAAATTTCATAAAATTCCTTAAATTATTCGCTCTAAACTATATTTGTTCATAAGATGTACATCAAGATTTGATGTTTTAACAACAATGTATTCCCCTGGAAAACTTTCTTTTTCAATTAGAATTTGACATTCATGTCCGTTAATACTATTAATTATGTCTTTATCTATAGCGTAATAAAGTTTTCCGGGCAAACTTGATGCAAAAAAACTGTCTGGGGTGCCACCGTTCATAATACTGATTGCTATACTAAACGCATAATCGTTTCTATAGGTCATTGTTTCTACACAATAGAGCAATCTGTAGTAATTCCAATTTTCTCTAATGTGATTAATCAACGTAAAAAATGATTCTGTTATAGGAGTCTTTTTAAAATAAAATACTGTTGCCCAATAAAAAGGAACTGAATACTGATTAATATATTCATACTTCATACGCCATCTTGATATATCGTAGCTGTCTTTATAGATGGCAAAATCGCTAGAGTTGTCCCAGATAGCTTTTAAGTTGTCAGA